GCCTAGCTAAGTTCATTACTGACCTGAAGCTTAAACCCAGCGCACCTACAGACCCCCTACGGTTTGACGAGAGTGATCTACTGGAACGTGAGGCATCCTACGGTAAAGCAGGGTTTGCGATGCAGTTCATGCTATCGACCCAGCTATCAGATATGGAACGCTTCCCGCTCAAAGTACGTGATCTGATCGTTATGTCCGTAGACAATGAACAGGGACCGCTGAGATTAACTTGGGGTCCACTAGAGGACCGTGCGTTAAACGACTTACCCAACGCAGCTATGCGTGGTGACCGCATGTACCCACCTATGAACGTAGGGGATGTCTTTGCAGACTTCTCAGGCACTGTTATGTCTATTGACCCTAGTGGTAGGGGTGCCGACGAAACAGGTTACGCTGTCGTTAAAATGCTAAACGGTTATCTATTCGTGGTAGCATGTGGCGGTCTATCTGGCGGCTACGACGATACCACGTTGACTGAACTCAGCCACATCGCAAAAAAATACAAGGTGAACCATGTGGTGGTCGAGAGCAACTTCGGGGACGGTATGTTCCTCAAATTGCTACAGCCTGTACTTGGTAAGATACACCCTGTGTTGATCGAAGAGGTGCGACACAGCAAGCAGAAGGAACGGCGTATTATTGATACGTTAGAACCTGTTATGATGCGACATAAGCTAGTGATCGACCCAAGGGTAATTGAGGAAGACTACAGGACCGCTCAGAAGTACGAACAGGCTGTCAGGTTCCACAAGATGCTCATTTATCAATTAACACGTATCACAGCCGAGAAGGGATCGTTAAGACACGATGACCGACTAGATGCACTTAGCATGGCAGTAGGGTACTACGTGGAGCAAATGAACAGGGACGAAGCCGCCGGCGAAAAAGCCCACAAAGAAGACCTATTAGATCAGGAACTAGAGAGGTTCATGGATAACGCTAGAAATCCTAACAAAGTTAAGAAACCTATGATCTCAGATGAACCTGTCCTCTTCACAGCCTTCAGGTGACTCTCAGAGACTCTGTAAGGCACCCTAGAGTAACGGAAGGGGGTGTTGGCTACCCATACCCCCTAACGTAACTATTTCTTACTCAGTGAGTCTATTCTGGCGTTGATCTTATCGATCTCTTCCATAAGACCATGAACAGCCGCCGACATGATCTGTACGGTGAACAATCCGTTGTCACCGAAGTCTTCATAGACCTGTTGTTCCATTGTCATCAATTCCCGATCCTCTGGGGTAGGGATGTCTAACTCTATGACATTATCAGAGTTCGCCGCCGCTCGTTCATTCGCACGATTACGTTCCTCATCTGTCATAGGCTTAATACCTGAGAACTGATTAGCCCGATCAACGAACCATTCATTAGGTAGCGGTTTGCGACCTTCGGGTAATTTATCATCTTCATCCATAGTTTTTCCTTAATGCTTTCCATGAGACAGGGAATAGTTTCTCCATGTGTTCATCGATCTGCATGGCTACCTCGCGGGATTCCTGTTGGGTATCCTGAGTGCAACGCAAGGCACACATGTCTGCAAAGGCATCCAGTGATCCAGACCACCACCATTGGGTCATCATGGATTGCGGGAGAACCATACGGGCTTGCTCTGGGGCTACCCCTAATTTGAGAAGCATTGTGTATGCCTCTTTCGCCGCCCACGAAGCCCTACCCATATTCACAGAACCCTTAACATCCACAACACCGGAGGAGCCTTGTTTCTTGTCTTCAGCTTTGCCGCGCCATTCGCTTGGTTCATAGAACTCAGGTTCTTCATCGACGTATCTACGGGACACCTCATTCCATCTCAGGAACTTATGTTTCACAAGTTGCCTAGCGACAAACACTGGGGCTTTCACGTGGAAGGACGCAAAGCAATGACCAAAAGGTGACATGTGCTTATGCTTGGCTAGATAAGTGATAAGCTTGGTGTCTTTATGACTTAGAGCATACTTACCTTTGACTAGATCGATGCACTCAAGGAATGACTCTTTGTTAAAAGACACACGGGCCGCATTGACCACTGTAAGGTCATCCCCCATGTGTCCCATGTAGGTAACCTCAATCATTGTGTCTCCATTGTCTGGACGTAAACCTCTAGTTCCTCATAGCCACCTATAAGATCACCTTTGGGACTGAATATCTGAGGGACTGTCTTTAGCTTAGACATCTTGAATAACTCACGTATCCACGGGTGGGTGACTATGTCGAAGTATTGGTAGTCAGAATATTTCTCCATGAGGAGTGCCTTGGCCTTCTGACAATAGACACAATTAGGCTGTCCTATGATTACATATGGGTGCATCTAGAGTTCCTATTTTCGGTATATCTAGAAAGGGTGAAAAAGGCGGGAGCGGCGGGTCTTGGAGTTCTTCACCGTATCTAGAGGAAACCCCCCTATGATATATCTATAGTTTTACCTATAGGTTATCTTATGGGTAACTTGGGGTTACCACGTGGTTATCTTAGAGATTTACGATTGGTTTTCTTTAGGAGTAAGCTAAGTGTACGCCGCCGTAGCTTTACCCCGACTTAAAATGACAAAAAAATCTGTTAGGTCTTATATATACGTGATCCCTCCCTTTCCCCCGTGGCCCCCTCGAAACCGTCTGCATTCACGAATTGCGCAAAGGGTGGGTGGTGGTGGGTCATGGCACAACGTTGTGACACGATTGGACCGCAAGTGCCTTGTTTTGTGGGGTCAGTGGTCCAACATTCGGTTGAATGGGTGAATTGGATTGAGCGGGTCGAGTGGGTCGCAGTGGTCGCGGCGTTGTTTGTGTCCGTGTTTTTCTTTTCCCGCGTTCACCTCATTTTTTTCTTAAAGGACACCACGCGACACCCACGCGGACACCACCAGATCACCACGCGGACACCACGCGGACACCACGCGCTTTACACCGTATAATTATATACACACACACGGACCCCATATTTTTTTTCGAAACACTGCATTTTTTTCTTGCGGATCACATCCGATTATGTAACGGTCACTACAACGAAACAATTAACCTAACGGATCAGACAACATGCAAATTCTACTAATCATATCATTCATCACATGCACCATTCTTGCTCTTATCATGTCCGTGCATTTAGCTATGGCGGCGTTGATGGGTGCATCACTTATCGCTATGGGGTTAGCCTTTGCATCATTCATGGGTGCAATGGTGTCCACATGGTTTTTTGATATCTAATACTTACGCAAAAGGAACACTTACTATGTCAAACTCTGGAATTATCTATCGCGGTCCATCACTAATCGACGGGAAACCTATCGTTGTTGTTGCGACCTACTCAAACCGTAACCGTAAGACTGGCACAATGGTTCAAACTTATATCTTGGTTGACGGTATGAAACCAACGGACGCAAGCAAGTGCGGTGCTGACTTTTCCATATGTGGTAATTGTCCACACCGTGGGATTGCCACGGATGACCCTAACAAGAAACAAGCGGTTAAACGCTCTTGCTATGTGGTGCTAGGGCAGGGACCGACAATCATTCATAAATCAGTGGAACGCGGCGTGTATCCTACCGTAGAGGGACACCAAGCGATTGCAGCGATTGGTCGTGGTCGCATGGTACGCCTAGGGACGTACGGTGATCCAGCCGCAGTCCCATCATTTATTTGGGAAAGCTTAATCAGTGAAGCGGTGGGACACACTGCATACAGTCACCAATCAGATTGCGCTACCGCTGACACCCGTCCCGATATGTACATGACAAGCGCGGACAATGCTGATCAAGCGATTGCGGCGTGGTCACGTGGTGAACGTACATTCCGTGTAGTAGCATCACAGAATGATCTAGTACGCGGCAAAGAAATAATATGCCCTGCGAGTAAAGAGGCGGGTCAACGTGTGTCGTGTGTCGATTGCAAGCTATGTGTCGGATCATCCATTGCCGCCAAGTCAATCGCTATCGTTGCGCATGGCGCGGGTGCATCACACTTTGCAAACCAATCATTACGCTAAAGGAACAAAACCTATGTGGGATTTTATCACTGACTTAATCGGCGCGTTGTCGCTATTTGCAATGTTATTCGGGGGGCTCTGGATGCTGCCCTTATTAGAGGGGGTTTTTTAATGACCGAGACACCAACACACAATTTCAAATGCACCTTGGGAATACCACGCCAAGGGACAATAGAGGGCCGCTATGAGGGCCAAGGAACTGACGTTTCCGTATTCATGCGCGACACCGATGGAAAACTGTTTGTTCTGTCGGGGTCATCACTCAAAACACTAGAAAGGATTAAACAATGAAAACCTACACGATCATACGCAATTATATGTGTAGCGATACCTACACCGTAGTCGCTGACACACCAGAACAAGCAAAAGAATTAGTTTTGAAACATGACGCAGGTCAACACCGTGGGACTAACCACGACGACGACGACACAAGCGTTGAAGTGTTTGAGGGTGAATAAAATGCCACATCTATGTTTATTTCACGAAAACAACGGGACTTATGTCGTGTTGAATCGAACCTACAACGCCGATTTTCAGATTGAATTTAAAACGCAAGAAGAGGCGCAAAAATTCATCACTGAATTCATGTTTAAATTCTTCACAGATCGGGTGAACTAATGCCAACATATGACATAACAAAAGAGCAATGGGTCAACGACAGCGGCGAACCAATCAGCGACCCACGCGTCACCCCTATCGACACCTTTATCAACCAACAAAAGGCCGATTTAGATCATTTAGAATTTGATGATCCCGAATTTGATGTGGTGTCTGACCGGATCATCGAAGCCTATCGACTCATTGCAAAGGGGGAATCTCATGTCGTTCATTTCTAATACAGTCATACCCTTCGTGGCCTCTAATCCGTGGTTAACAATTATCATTCTAGTGGTCATCTATTGGATAATTGAGGAAATAGGTCTATATCATGCTGATGACTAAGGCTACACAAGAGGCGTTGCGCCTATATGGGATCGCTCTGTTAGAATACGAGCGTTACCAGATCACACAGATATCCACAGAGGTTACACCCGAGGAACAGAAATTAATAACCTACGCGTTGTCCACGCAGAACAGGCGTTATTTTCTGAATTTGGCGACGACAGCGGCATTTGAAGAAAAACCTATTCTTGTTTCTCAGTGTGCCAGGCTACTTGGTATCTCACGCAATGCCGCCGATGTGATCTATCGTGAATGCTTAGATGCAGGGTGGATCACTGTCGATAGATCAAAAAAAGGCCATAGATACATTCAAGCGACTGAAATGCTTGTAAAACTTCAAATGCAATACGCAAGAGAAATGGTTGACGTTAGCTATCAAACAGGGATCACACCCGCCGCTGTAGCGTTAAAATTTCTACTAGAACAACAAGATCAGTAATGCACAACTTTTGGCAGTCTCACCACGAACTTAATTGTGGTATTTCTAGAGGCGGGGATGTTAACGCATTACAGGAGTAAATAAAAATGATAAGTGAAACACTATTTCACATGATACTAACCACAGTTCAACAACAGCTAACCAATGAGGAATATACAGTCACGGGCTTGCCCCTTCCTTGTCAACCAAAACAGATACAAACAAAAGAGGAGTTTGATGCAATCCTACACGAACTACTGGCCCACGTGGAGCAAGAACAGAATAAAGAGATCGACGGACACCTATCTGCACTATTCTCTTTAAATCTTGAATTCAAATCGTAGTTACGTTAGGGGTTGTTTAGTCAATCTGGGAACACATCATGTCTAGAAACAATAACAACATTCGCAAATTGATCGCTGCACTCGAAGAGTTCAAAAAGATCGATCCAACGATGTCGCTACCCTCTATGCTTACCATGCTTTACTACCACAATGTGGAGAACAACAGCGGGAATAGGTCTATCGTTGAAGAGCGTCTTAATATGTCAGGTGCAACCGCATCACGTGCGACCCTTTACTGGTGTGAACACAAGACACCACGCGAAAAAGGGCAGAACATGTTGGAGATGATTCAAGACCCCATGAACCGCCGTGCGAACATTGTCCAGTACAATCGCAAGGGTTTGGAGTTTATGGAAAAACTTAGCGAGGTGTTAGAATGAGCGTTGCACAGCGAGGGAGTAAGTTTCAAGCGCGGGTGAAAGAACCCAATGGGGGTAAATACCATCGCGTAACCTTTGACACCTTAGAGGCCGCTGAGTTCTGGGAAGGGAAGGCTAGGGCAGCGATCAAAGCTGGCCTACCTGTGCCTGATGGTTGCGATATGGGAACTGTTACCCTTCGCTCTCTGGCTGACAGATACCACGCTTACCTGTGGCCTAACCAGAGGCGCAAGATGATCGAGACAGACATTCGCCACGCGGAGCGTTTGCTTCCTTCCGACCCTCTAAAACTTACGACAAAGGATGTTATACGTTTCGTTGAAAAGCGTAAGATGGAAGGGGTAGGGGACACCACGATCAGGATCAACCTGACCCGTGTGAAGACTCTGCTCAAACACAGTCATAAGATGGGCGACATCCATCTAAGCAACAACATCGAGTGGCCCTCGTTCCGCGCGGGAAGCAGCCGCATCCGTTATCTCACAGATGATGAAGAAACAGCCCTTTTAGACGAACTCAATATCCTAGACTATCGGATGCTTGCGGAGTTCATGATCGACACAGGTGTGAGACCCTCAGAAGTCTCCACGACCCAAGCGGTGGTCGCCAAGCCCTTCGAGTGGGCTGACGTATCCAAGAGCAAGGACGGGCGTACCCTGATCACCCTGTGGAAGACCAAGACCAACACACCACGCACCTTGCCGCTGACACCACGCGCCCTTGAGGCTCTGGAGTGGTCACGCGAGGAAGGACACCAGCGACCCTTTGATGGTATCTCATACACTGCATTCAAGGATGCCGTTGTAGCCGCCGCCCAGCGCAGAGGCTTAAAGGATATCGTTGTATATACATTCCGCCACACCTGTGCCTCTAGGCTAGTCCAGAGGGGTGCTGACATCATGCGGGTGAAGCAATGGATGGGCCATTCTAACATCGAGACCACGTTAGGTTATGCCAAGCTGGCCCCAGAAGACATTTATAGCTTGTCTGATTTGTTGTGACACAAGCGTGACACGGTGACATGACACCAAGATAAAAAAAAGGGTAAGCCTTTGATTTAACAAGAGGCTCACCCATGTACCAGTGGCACAAGTCAACAGGGAGTTGGAAATATCAAAGTTAAGTTGGACGAACACTTACTCTAGCGTGAGTAAATAAATCCATATTTTCTGTGTTTTCAATAGTTACGATACCGTAACAGACCCTGAAACGCTGTGTCACATCAGTAATCCATTATTCACCCTTTCTAGACATCCCAATGGAGACATCTATGTACACAAGAGAACTTATAGATACCCAACATATCCTCGAAGAAGAAATGCGAGGGGCGGCGATCACGCGGTTCCACAACAGGCACAACAAAGCTTTAGAAAAGAAATTCTTTGGTGAGAGTGCGGCGGGACAGACGATCTTACGACAGGTAATTCAACCGTTTAGCGATGCGATCACTGAGTGGACACAAGAGGCACTGACAGGGACCACAGGTCGCCGTAGCACAGCCGCTCTTATGGTCAGTGAGTTTGATGATACGGACGCAATGGCGTACATCTTTGCAAAGGCGGTGATCAACGCCGTGCCTATGCTACAGAACAAGCAAGGGACAGCATCACGCACGGGTGTCGTACTGACCTCGACCAACGCGATCCACGATGAACTGAGACTGAGATGGTTTAACAAAAACTATAACCTGATTTTCAGACGAATCATGAAAGACTGCGACACACGTAACCTTCCACGCCAACGCCGCAAGGAAGTCTATCGCAAAGAGTTCACACGTAGACAGATCGAATGGGTAGCCGACAACTGGCATACCAAAAACCGTGTGCATCTAGGCATGAGATTGCTAGAGATATTTAAAGAGGTCACGGGCATGATCCGTTTCTCTGAGGTACGCATGAGCAATGGCAAACGCCGTGCGATTGTCGAGGCCACACCTGAACTCATGGAGATGCTGAAGGAACGCTTGGAGCGTTGCGAGAACATGTTCCCTATCTTTTACCCTATGGTAGTCAAGCCACGCCAGTGGACTAACGACATGCTGATCGGTTCATCATACCTCACGAACAACGTGCAGCCATACAAGCTGATTAAACGTGCAAAGATGAACTACATCAGGGAACTAGAGAATACCGACATATCCATCACGCTCAACGCTGTGAATGCACTGCAAGAAACACCGTGGCGTGTGAACACTGAAATGCTAGAGGCATTGCGGTGGGTGTACGACAACAGCTTGCAGGTGGACAAACTACCACCGGCTGATGATCTACCTCTGCCACCCTTACCGGCAAACATGGATGACGATAAGGCACGTAAACAAAATGCGGCGGCTTGCGCTCATGTGCATAACCAAAACAGAAAGTTTGTGTCTAAACGTCTAGCGTTGCTACAGGTGATGCAGCTTGCGGAAAAGTTCAAAGACTTTAATGAACTGTATTTCCCACACGATCTCTGTTCACGTGGTCGCGCATACCCGAAGCCTCACTATCTAAATCCACAAGGTCCAGCGTATGTACGCAGCCTGTTAGAGTTCTCTGAGGGTAAACCGATAGAGACTGAATCGCAGGTCGAGTACATTGCAATCGTAGGGGCAAACGCATGGGGGCATGACAAGCTACCTATGAAGGAACGCATCCAGTGGGTGTGGGACAACGAGGACATGTTCGTGCAGATCGCGGATAACTGGAAAGAGGATCGCCGTTGGTTCGATGCCGATTCACCTTTCGAGTTCCTACGTTTTTGTCTGGAGTGGCGTGGCCTCAACGATACAGGTGTTGGCTATTACAGTCACATGCCGATCAACTTCGATGCTACGTGTTCAGGTCTACAACACTTCTCAGCGTTGCTCAAAGACAAGACAGGTGGTTTCAATGTCAATCTGACAGCCCACCCAGAACGTCAAGACATCTACGGCGCAGTCGCAAAGAAAGCGAAAGCGGCGATTGAGGCTGATATTCACTGCAAAGAGAAAGGCACCCTTGCGAGGGCTGCACTTGAACTGAAGGTGGATCGTAAGTTGTGCAAGCGGCCTGTGATGATCGTGCCATACTCAGGGACGTTCAAAGCTTGTATGCGGTATGTACAAGAGCATTACGATGAAATGCGTGATGCGGGTGTGAAGATGCCTTTACGTGACGAAGAGACTTCATACAGACTCGTACCCTACGTTGCCCGTAAGGTGTGGGATAGTATCTCTGACACTGTCGTAGCTGCACGTGATGCTATGGATTGGATCACAAAGATTGCGAGGTTAGTTACGAAGAACGAGAACCCACTACCATTCATGTGGACAACACCGACAGGCTTTGTCGTACAGCAAGCTAAGTACAGCATGGATCGGCACTCTGTGCAGACTATGATCGATGGGCGTATGTTGAAGGTAGAGTTCTTAACGGACTCAAAGGTACTCGACGCAAACAAGAATGCGCAGTCTCTGTCACCTAACTACATCCACAGCATGGATGCGGCACACTTGCAAAAGACGATTAACCTTGCGCTCAACAGTGGGCGAGACATGTCGTACTGCATGATCCACGATAGCTTTGGCGTTCACGCGGCAGACATGGATTACTTTCTGCATCAATGCATCAAGCCTAGCTTCTATGACATGTACAAGGATGGGAATGTTCTACAGAAATTCTTAGATGAAATCTTTCCGCTGATCCCTGAAAAGTCGCGGGACAAGATACCGCCGCTACCTGATCTTGGTGACTTGGAGATTTCTGAGGTACTTCAGAGTGAGTTCTTTTTTAGCTAATACTTACGCTAACGTAACAGTACCGATAGAGTTAATCACCATTACTAGAAAACGCGAGGTTTCATATGGTTAACATATACAACAAATCAGGAAGCTACACAGTAGTCGTGGGCGGTATCGTCATTGCCCACAACGTCACAAAACAGGAAGCGTTGAAGAAAGCCGAGGAATACGACTTTGGCTAAAACACGCTTCGAGCCTCACATCTACGAGATTGATGATCAGGAAAGTTTACCAATCACAGTCATCGTAGATGTCGAGGGCTTCCACCTAACCCAAACTGACAACATGGGACTAGAGGACCACATTAGTCTCTCATGGTCACATCTGTCAGGCATTTTCGAAATCACACAAAAAATTGAAGGTATGTTCAAACATGTCAGACACTAGAATTTCATTGCCTCTTGGTCGTGCCATTTATCCAGCACTTAAAATTGCAGACACCAAGTTCCATGATCTAGGCATCTACAAATGCAATGTCAGTGTTCCTCTCAAGGAAGCGACAAGCACGATGGAAAAACTTACAGAAATCCACAAGCGACACACAGGTAAGGCACCACCTAAAGCTGAGAACACCATGTGGAAAATGGAAGTGGATGAAGAGACAGGCGAAGAGACAGGTAACGTCATCTTCAAATGCTCAGTCAAGAATGTGCGCCGCCGCGATGGCGAACTCTGGGACCGACGACCAAAACAATTCGATGCCAAGATGAACCCTGTTGATCTGAACCCATACGGCGGCACTGAGTTGTATGTCTCAGCGTCGATCTACGAGTGGTCGGCAGGGGGCAAGAAAGGCGTAAGCTTACAACCCTTGGCAGTCCAGATCATTAACCTTGTTGAAGGTGGTGCAAGTTCAGGTGAGAACTTTGGCTTTCAGAAACATGAGGGCTTTGAGGGCGAGACAACAGAATACAAATTCGGAACAATAGATGACACAGCGCAAGAAGAGGAAGTCTACGACGACTTCTAAGAAAGCTGTTGGTCTGAAATATGGGTTTCGTTCAGGATTAGAAGAACGAATCTCAAAAGAGCTACAAGACACAGGGTGTTGCTTCACATACGAAGAGGAAGCGATACACTACGTCAAACCAGCTCGACAGAGTAAGTACACACCTGACTTTATTATACAAAAACGTCCTGATGGTACATCTAAGAAGCGGCCTTTAGTAATTGAATCTAAGGGCCGGTTCCTTACGGCAGATAGACAAAAACATTTATTGATTAAAGACCAACACCCAGACATAGACATTCGGTTCGTATTCTCGAACTCACGCCAGAAGATCAGCAAGCAATCAAAGACCACGTATGCAATGTGGTGCGAGAAGCACGGCTTCAAGTATGCTGATGGTTCTGTGCCGGATGAATGGCTACGAGAATGAATACATGTACAACAACAATAAGAAGCGTGAACAAACGCTCTACATGATCATCGATCACACAGGCACGACACCTAACATAGAAATCGATGCGCAAAACTTAGACAACCGAGATCGCTCGAAAGGGTATTTCGGTTGTCGATACCATTACGTCATCACACGTGATGGAAGTGTGCAAACAGGTAGAACACTGGACCGCGTATCGCCGCTGACCGGTGTCTATGATTATCTATCGATAGCTGTCTGTTTAGTCGGTGGAAAGAACATAGAGGGTGAACCTGAAGACAACTTCACGGATGAACAAAAAGCAGCCCTGAAAGAGTTAATCACCGTATCTAGAAAATCGTATCCTGAATTACAGGTACTTGGACGCAAAGAAGTACGGCGACAGCGTACTACTGGTCCCGCTCTTGATCTCACACCTTTCAGATAGGAAACGCTCATGGATACTCAGGAACAAAGTTCTTTGATACAACACGGCCCTTGTGACAACTGTGGGTCATCAGATGCAAACGCTGAGTATTCAGATGGTCACTTCTTTTGTTTCTCATGTGAGACACATACGCCCAGCGCAAGTGAAAAACCAAAGACACAACCACGACTAGCCCCTGATCTAATACCTGTGGGTCAGTTCAATTCTCTCGTCAAACGTAAGATCAGAGAGGACACGTGTCGTAAGTTTGGCTATTCAATCTCGACCTACAAGGGTCAGACAGTTCAGGTAGCCAACTACAAACGCAATGGTCAAATCATTGCACAAAAGATTAGGTTTCCAAACAAAGACTTTCTCATGCTTGGTAATGCCAAGGAATGCGGATTGTTCGGGCAGCACCTGTGGAAAGAGGGCGGTAAGATACTTGTCATCACAGAGGGTGAGATAGACACGTTATCTGTATCACAAGCGATATCATCCACCAACAACTGGCCTGTGGTTAGCATACCACAAGGCGCAGCGGGTGCGGCCCGTGCGATCAAGAAAGAGTTAGAGTTCGTATCCTCGTTCAAGAAAGTCATCATTATGATGGACAGCGACGAGGCGGGAACAAAAGCTGCATCTGAGATCGCCGCTCTACTGAAACCTAACCAAGCTTTCATAGCTGAACTCCCAGCCAAAGACCCATCAGAACTATTGATGAAGGGTCAGGCTAAAGAAATTATTTCAGCTTATCACGAAGCAAAACCATACCGACCTGATGGTATCATCAACGGTATAGACATTTGGGATGACCTGATCTCAGAGGACAACACGGAAAGTATCCCGTGGCCTTACGATGGTCTGAACAAATTAACACACGGTTTACGCAAAGGTGAACTTATTACACTGACCGCTGGTTCAGGCGTGGGTAAGTCACAAGTGTGCCGTGAGATTGCTTATCATCTAATCAAACAAGACGAGACTGTCGGCTATGTTGCCCTAGAAGAGAACGTCAAGCGTACCGCGCTTGGCCTCATGGGATTGGCAATCGATAAACCTTTACACTTATCCAAGGAAGGAGTGTCAAATGCTGATCTCAAGTCTGCTTTCAGTGACACCGTTGGTTCTGGTCGTGTTTACCTCTACGATCATTTCGGCTCTATGCTTGCGACCAATCTTCTCGACAAAATCAGATACCTTGCCAAAGGCTGTGATGTTGGGTGGGTTGTCCTCGATCACCTCAGTATTGTTGTTTCAGGCATTGATGATGGTGATGAGCGGAAAACTATCGATGTTTTGATGACCCAGCTTCGCTCTCTTGTAGAGGAGACAGGTATAGGACTTATACTTGTGTCACACTTGCGGCGACCCGAAGGTAACCGTGGGTGGGAGGAAGGTCTAATCACAAGTTTGAACGCTTTACGGGGGTCAGCCAGTATCGCGCAACTCTCAGACTCCGTCATTGGCCTAGAGCGTAATCAACAAGACCAAGAGGCTGCTAACCAAGTTACCGTGCGTGTTCTCAAGAACAGGTTCAGCGGTGAGACAGGGATAGCAACCAAACTGTATTACGACAAAGACACTGGTCGATTGTCAGAACATGAGTTCGCAAAAGATGAGTTCGAAGAATACTGATGAAGTATTTGAGTTGGCTGAAATGTACGCCGTTCTAGCCGCTCAAAACCCAGATGTATACACGGCTGTATATACACACTGGAATAACCAAGCCCAGAAACTTGAACATAAAGGATGGAAAAAGATGTCAGGTAAAACACAACACGACAAGATCATGCAGCACCTAAAGAAAGCTGGATCAATCACCGTGCGTGAAGCAATGCTCGAATACTCTATTCAATCACTGACCAAGCGTATCCAAGAGTTACGCGAGATGGGCCACAATATTGTGTCCAAGGTCAAGTTCCATCCTGTGACGGGACAGAAATACACACGTTATTCACTCAGTTAAATAGGGGGCCGCTATGAGTACATATGTAGGCGACATCGAAACAGACGGTTTGTTAGACACACTAACCAAGGTACACTGTCTGGTACTACAAGACGTAGATACACACGAAGTGTTCTCATACGGCCCTAACGAAATCCAACAAGGGTTAGATCGTATGGCGGCGGCTGATAAGCTGATCTTCCACAACGGTATTAAGTTTGACTTCCCTGCGTTGGAAAAGGTTTACCCTGATTGGCGATATGATCGTAGCAGGGTAATCGACACCCTAGTTTGTACCCGACTTATCTGGACCACCCTAAGTGACACGGATGGTGCTAGAATTGCAGCCGGTAAGATTGAACCTAAACTTAGAGGTTCACACTCGCTTGCGGCTTGGGGCAAAAGGTTAGGGGTCTTGAAGGGTGACTTCGGTCAAACTACGGATTGGTCCGAGTGGTCACCTCAGATGCAGACGTACTGCGAACAGGATGTAGCTGTCACTTTAAAACTGTGGGCAGCAATCTCAGCAAAGGAGTATGCGCCTACTGCTATTGAACTAGAGCATCAAGTTGCTTGGATCGTAGCAGAGCAAGAACGTCATGGGTTCCTTTTTGACGTAGCAAAGGCAGAGAAACTTTTGATGCACCTTCAGCAAGAACGTGCAAAAATTGAGACAGACCTACAAACTATATTCGACCCGTGGTACTCCGCTGTCGGCGTGAAGCGTCCAAAGAAAACTGTTAACTATAAAACTTTGGATCGACACTCTGTGTGGGAAGGTGCGCCGTATACAGTCATACGTTGCAATGTCTTCAATCCTAACTCTCGTATGCATATAGCTGATCGCTTGATTGCTAAGTACGGCTGGGAGCCACGCGAGTACACACCTGATGGTAGACCCAAGGTAGATGAAACCGTTCTAGAAAATCTACCCTACAAAGAAGCCCAAGCTATCGCGCAGTCGCTGATGCTACAAAAACGTATTGGCATGTTGGCTGAAGGTAAAAACGCATGGCTTAACCTTGTTGAAGACGACAACCGTATACACGGCTCAGTCAACACAAACGGGGCTGTATCGTCGCGCATGACCCACGCATACCCAAACGTGGCCCAGACACCTTCAGTGGGTAAACCATACGGTAAAGAATGCCGTGAACTGTTCTGTGTTCCTGAAGGTCGCAAGCTAGTAGGTGTGGACGTTTCAGGTTTGGAACTCAGAATGTTAGGCCATTTCTTACATCGTTTCGATGAGGGTGCTTATGGTTATGAAGTCGTCAACGGCGATATCCATACCGTAAACATGCAAGCAGCCGGTCTTCCTGACAGGAGTGCTTCAAAACGCTTCATATATGGATTTTTATACGGGGCAGGTGCGGCGAAGATTGGCGAGATTGTAGGTAAGGGTCCAAAGGAAGGTCAGAAGCTAAAGAACAAGTTTCTAGATCGGACCCCTGCGTTAGCCAAGCTAATCAAAGCGGTTACCCAAGCAAGCAAGCGTGGGTATCTGAAGGGCTTAGACGGTAGACTACTTCATTGTCGCAGTTCGCACTCTAGCCTCAACCTGCTTTTACAAGGGGCGGGTGCGCTAGTGTGTAAGCAATGGGCAGTCGAAATGGATAAGGCACTTATCGCTAATCATCTTAAAGACAAATGTCAGGTGGTGGCAAACATTCATGACGAACATCAATACGAGTGTGATGCAGACGTAGCAGAACTGGTTGGTGAACTTAGTGTTCAATCAATCAAGAAAGCCGGTGAACACTTCAAACTAAAGGTAGAATTAGATGGCGAGGCAAAAATCGGCAACAACTGGTACGAAACCCACTAGGAAGCCCAAACCTAAACTATGTGAGGCGTGTATCTACTTCTCAACAAGAGGTAAGGACCACTTCCGCACGTACTATTGTCGAAGGTATCCGAAAACAGAAACTGTAGTGCCTGATTACTGGTGTGGTGAATGGAAAGATAAACATGAGTAGAACTATACTGATTGATGCTGACATCACCCTATACCAAGTCGCAGTTACCAATGAGGAACCCACAAGGTTTCACAACGGTCTATGGGTGCTGTGGGCAGACGAAGCTAAGACAAAGAAAGACTTTGATGAGGCTATCGAAAACATAGTGTCACAGACTAACGCCGACGATTACTTACTCTGTCTGACATCACCTACAAACTTCCGTAAGGACATCTTGCCATCATACAAGGGTAACCGTAAGGAATCCCGTAAACCTATGATGCTCCCGTTCTTACGAGAACATGTCATGAAGAACCACAAACATGACATGAGGGAAGGTCTGGAAGGTGATGATTTACTTGGTATTTATGGGACAGACCCTAACGCCAAAGATGAGCGTGTTATCTTTTCTGCCGACAAAGACATGAAGACACTCCCAGCTAAACATTGGGATACCGATTGGGCTTTAGTTCGTGAGATAACTGAAGAGGAAGCTAATCGCTGGTGGTTATACCAATCACTGACAGGTGACACCACAGATGGATACAAAGGCTGCCCCAAGGTCGGGCCTGTCGCAGCTAACAAAATCTTAGACAAAGATTGTAGTTTTGATGCGGTGGTAGCGGCGTTTGAGAAAGCCAATTTGTCTATCTTTGAGGCAACACAACAAGCGCAGGTCGCAAGAATTTTGCGGTATGACAATTACGATCTAGAAACAGATACGCTAAAGGTGTGGGAACCATGAATGGATTTGACGTTATAGAGACTACCGATGAGGACATCGTGAAGCGGCCCTCACATTACACACGGTTCAAGATCGAACCTGTGACGTTCATTATGCGCAACGATCTGCCTTTCCATACAGGTAACATCGTGAAGTATGCGCTACGTGCGGGTCACAAACTTTACCCACAGCAAGACAAGGTGGAGAGTGAGATAACTGATCTACGCAAGGTCATGCGTTACGCCGAAATGCGTATCAGCTTACTTGAAGGTGAGATGGAATTATAAAGGTGCGTAAGAAAACCTATAAAGACAAAGTGCGAGAGGCTTCAGACAATAAACAGGTGCAGCCTCTCCTACCCAAAACCCCAGCGCAAAAAAACTACATGGAATGTATCTACAGGTTTCCGCAAGTGTTCGTTACAGGACCGGCAGGGACAGGTAAAACGTACATAGCCGCCGCAATAGCCGCTGACATGTTCAACAAACGACAAGTCACAAAGATTATCCTGACCCGACCTAACATACCGGCAGGTAAATCTTTGGGTTTCTTTGCGGGAACCATAGAGGACAAAATTGCGCCGTGGGTTGTCCCTCTGACAGAGGTATTGGAGCAACGACTAGGCAAGGGCCGCTACGAGGTGGCCTTGAAACGCAAGGATATTGAGATCGTACCTTTTGAGGTTATGCGTGGTCGCTCATTCAATAATGCCTTTGTTATTTTAGACGAAGGACAGAACTTAACACCCCATGAAATGAAGATGTTCCTCACTCGAATAGGTGAAGACACAAAAGTTGTAGTCAATGGCGACCTATTGCAGCACGACCTGAAGCAAGACTCAGGGTTAACCATAGCTATAGACCTGATATTTAAACATAATATTGAGGCGGCGGTGTGTAATTTTACACACGATGATGTCGTTAGGTCAGGTATTTGTGCGCAATGGACACGTGCTTGGGGATAATCTTAACCGTTACT